CGTTGACCTGTCCCTCAGACACCGTGCAGACCGACTGGAAAAACCCGTTCGTGTCGTGCCGCGTCCAGGCATAAACGTCCTGCTCCTTCAGGTACGTGAAGCCGAGGAGGATACCGTCGTCACGCACGCACCAGATGATCTTGTAGGGCTCTTCGGCATAGGCCCACTGGATGATCGCTCTCCCCGCGAACAGGTGGTTGGAGAGCGTCGTCATGTCCGTGCCGGTGTAGATGTTGACGTAGAAATTGTAGGACAGATCGCGCACGATCGCGCCCTTGGCCTGCACGAACAGCACATCGTAATTGACCACGATCGGCGGCACCGTCGCGCTGCACCCGTTATACGCCTGCGGCTGTGCGACGACGTTCGAAGGTGTGATGGCGGTAGGGATGCCGCCTTGGTTGACGCCGCCGCCGCTCACCAGCCACGCACCGCCAGATGACAGCATGATCAGGCCTGACGGCATCGCGATCATGAACTGAATGCTGTTGACCTTCACGGACGCTATCGTGTCGGTCACAGCGTCATCATCCAGCGGAATGAGCGCCTGATCCATGTTCGTGAAGGCGCCTACCTTCGTAGCCCAGAAGGTCTCGGGATCTGCCGTCGAGTCCGCGAACCATTGGCGCTGCAGGTAATACGTAGTGCAGCCGGGATTGTTGTTCCCAGCGAAAGGATTGAAGTGGACCGGTGGCAGCTTCGCGAAGTTCGGTATCCCGTTGCGGTCAGTGTAGCTGGTGCTCGTGCAGCTTCCGATCAGGCCGAAGATGGAGCCCGCCGGCGGCGAGCCGTTCGGCACCTCCTCCTGCCGGTAGATGTTGTAGCTCGCGGGCGCTGCCCCGGCTGGAGCGGTCCATGATAGGGTGACGTAGGCGAAGCCATCCGACGACATGATGCGTGAATTGCCAGCATTGAAGAACTCAGTGGACGGCTCGCTTTCCTCTCCCGTCGAAGCATTGATGGCAGTCACAGCGTAAACGTAGGTCGTCGTTCCTGCATCGCCGGGCGCAGCGGTTTCACCGCCGTGCGTTGGCGTCGCTGTCCCGCCTGTCGGTGCCGCCTGCGTTGCAGCGAACGAGATTGCGGTCAGCGTCCAGTTCGTGTCCGAGAACCGGTTCAGGTTCATCGGCGCATAGTTCGGATGCGTGAGCGTCATCACGTCGGCCGACTGGGTGAATTTCAGGAGCGGCAGATCAGCCAGCGCGTAGGGCGATGCGATCGTATAAGGGATGCCCCCCGACAAGACCGGCGCACCATTCTTGTAGAACAGGATGTAGCCATTGCCGAATTCAAGCACGTAGTTCTGCGGCCCGAAGATCGTCGGCAGACTGCCGAACTCAAACGGGATCAGCCGCGGCGGGGTGTTGGCACCGGTGACCGGTGTCGGCGATGTGGTGATATAGAGCGTGCCGGGCCGAGACGCTGCGCCACCGCGGTAATCCACGAAGAAGTTGCGCATGACCGCCGCACCGACGCGGTACTTGGCGAGATCGACGCGCGCATAAAGGGACGGCGCTACCTCACCGGCGGCGAAGCTCGGCTGTATGAGATTGACCGACATTCATAACACCGAGAACAGCGGGCCGTACGGAGCCCACCAACCACCACCCCACAATCCCGGCCCGAGCCAGCGTGCTCCGTGGCCGGCGGTGATCCAGTCCGGGACGTGATCCATCGTCTCCCAGCCTTCGTTTCCGTCCGTGCGCCGCGCCTCTGTGATCATGTCGTTGGCCATCTTGATCCGCAGCTCGGCCAGCGCCTTGTCGCCGGTCAGGGCGAGCGCCAGCTTGCCAGCCAGCGCCATGACGATGGTCTCTTGAAACTGCGGGTCCCACAGGGGCTCGGGAACGATGTCCCGAGTGTAGACGAGGATCGCCTGGTCGACGTTCGCAAGGATGACGGTGATCGGATTGTTGCCCGTGTCGAGGTCAGACGCCACCTCGAACTTCTGCCCAGGCACTTCCCAGAACGGCGTGGATGGCGCCGCCGACTGCGGGAAGATCGGCGTGGACATGCCCTGTTGCGGGTTCCAGTTCGGCACCACCTTGCGAGCCGCCAGACAGTCGGACGGATAGGCATACTCGTACGACCAGCCCGGAGGAGGATAAGCCGTCGACCACACCATGTTCGTCGGAAAGGTCGGGTTCTCTGCTGTGCCGGGCGCCGACTTCAGCAACGAGAGCGTTGCCGTCGCGCGGGCGAAGTTCCAGCGCGCCGCTCGCAACGCCTGTTGCCGGACTGCCGCGTATATCAGCGAGACGTTGTTGCTCTCATTCGAACCCTCGGTGAAGGAGGCGATCGTCGAGCGCGTGCCGACAGCAGCCAGTGCCCGGTTGGCGATCGAGACTGAGGAGGTGAGCGATCCGCTCATCGCCTGCGCCTTGCGCCGATGAAGCCGAAGGCTGTGGCGGTCCCGGTGAACGTCGCGAACACACTTAGAAACACATTGGCCGGCGCCGACAGCTTGATCCGCGTCATGCCAACCGGCATCACCACAGCACTCAAGGACGAATTGGACAGGTTGATGGTCGCCATGGCGCCACCGTTGGAACGGTCAGTCGGCAACGTGCCTGACGTTGTGCTGATCCAACCGAAGGCGGATGAACCCGCGGTACCCGAAAATGATACCCCGACGTTGCCCCAGACATCCCAGTCGCCTGCGCCCAGGGACGCCAGATTGGTGATATTCCCCGCAACGCCAGTTCCTATGGCTGTCGCCGAACCGGATGCAATTTCGGCCGAAATGAACTCACCCACGCTGCCGGCATTGGCGTCGTTGTTCGTCGTGGTGCCGACAATGCCATTGGTCTGGGAGGGGGTGATCGTGCCGGAAGCCGACAGTGCGGCGAGCGATGCGGTGCCAGACGCTGATAGCGTGGTGAACGACCCGGCCGCTGGCGCTGTTCCGCCGATTGCCGGGGGCGATGCTGCCCAGGCGGTGAAGCCCGCTCCGCTCACCGTGGACGATGCACTCAGCGTCGTGAATGCGCCGCTGTTCGGGGTCGTGTTGCCGATGGGCGGAGGCGACGACAGGTTAGCTGTATCGTAGGACTGCCACGCCGAGCCGTTCCATTGCTCCAGCAGCCCCGTGGTCGTGTTGAACCCAAGGCGCCCAACGTTCAGCAGCACCGTCGGCCGCGTCGCAGTCGTCCAGCTTGGAATGTCGATCGCGGAGAGGACGCATGTGCCGGCTGGATAGTAAGCGCTCGCCTTCCACGGCGCTGCGACCAGGATCAGTTCTGCTGCCCAGGCGTTCGCTCCGCTCATCGCGCTTTTAGCTGTCCCCGAGGAAGTGCGCCGAGATGGTCGCCGTGCATGGCCCGGTCGCTACGACGGCCTGGACCTGGATGAACGGCCCACCGTAGTCGTTCGCCACCGCATTCGCGCTTGCAGCCAACCCAGGCGCCACCTTGAGCACCGTGGTTCCGGTCGCAGCGATTGCGGCGGATGCGAGGAGGACGACGGTTGCGCCGCTTGCCTGGTCAACCAGCAGGATCGAGACCGTCAGCGAGCCGGTGATCGACGTGATGTTGACCACCACCCGCAGCGCACCGAGCGGGTTGTACCGCACGCTGCTGAGCACCGTCCCCGCTGCCTGCGCGCTCAGCGTGAGAAGCGCGCCCTCGTCGGAGTTGTACATGGGCGTGCCCTGCGACTGGACGCGCGTCATCCATGGTGCAGCGGGAGAGGTTGAGCCGCTCACGCGGCTCCGCCCCTATGCTTCGGCTGCGCGAGCGCGTGCATAAGCGCTGCGTTCTGCTTCGCCATCTCGGTAACGGCCGCCGTCAGCACCGCCTGACTGTCGGCGATGGATGTCAGCACGTCGTTCTGTGCCGGCTTCGCGGTCGCCGACGACAGCATCCCTTCGAGGTTCCGCATCACAAGTCCCTCGAAGGTGTGCATCACCAGCGGGTCTTGCCCGTTCGGCAGATGGCGGGTCGGGTCGAGCGTCGCGTTCGGATACTTCTTGCGATACTCGGCCTCTGCCGCCTTGCCGCTTTCGTCGAGCGCCTCGACGTACGGGCCAGGGTAGGTCTCGGAAACGATCGTTTGGCCCGCGTCGAGAAGCTCGCAGGGACTGCCATGCCGGAACGCAGCAACCTTGTTGCTGAGATCCCAGACTGGCACCTGACCAGGCTGCCGCTGCACGTAGGCAGCCTGGAGCAATCGATAGTGACCCATTGGTTACTCCTATGTGCCAGCCGGAAACACGAAGCCCGGTGGGTAGAGCGCAGGATCGTCATCGGAGAGGATGATGCCGGCCCAGATCACGCCAGATGGCGTGGTGCCGGTGATGACGTAGTTGAGCCGCAGGAACCGTGGGATCGCCTCGACCTGCGCCGCAGTCAGACCCAGCTGCGCAACGCTCGGGATGTCGAAGCGGAAGTTTGCCCCCTTCACCAACTGAGCGCTGGCAATGACGCCAGTCTCGATCATCACCGTGTAGGTGCCAGGAGCGCCGGAGCCGTTATCCGGGGCGCCCTGGAGCTGCACGTTGATTGTCGGGCTGGTCCCGGTGAAGGTGCTCAGCACCGCGATATTGACGCCCGGCATGATGCCGCGGCCGCCGCCGATATCGCGGGCGATGCCGAGGTCGAGAACGTTCGTGCTCACTGCCGTGGCGGTGACGGTCGTGCCGGCAAGCGGTTCGAAGAAGAGAAGTGCGTCTGTGATCATTTGCTTGGCCCTCCTCAGACCACGCGAGCTTCGGTGGAGAGCAACTGGTCGACAGTGCGCATCGGCACGCCGCAGTAGCTCATGACCGGCTTGCCT